ACCAGCACAACCGGTTGATCAAGAAGATGATGATTTTGATGTTGGATATCATGAAGATGTTGTAAAAACAATTTTAGCAGAACAGGGTTATGATGCTAGGGCTATTAATGAAGCAGAGGCTCTGTGTTATGCCGGATTAGAGGATAATGATTATACTGGCATCGGAGTTAGTTGCGGGGCCGGTATGACAAATGTTTGTGTTATGTTAAATGGTGAACCTACCGTAACATTTAGTACAACAAAATCTGGAGACTGGATTGATAGAATGGTTTCTGTTGCTGTGGGCGAGCCAGATAGTGTGGTGCAGGCAGAAAAAGAGCAGGGAGTATATAAAATAGGTGAACAAAATGATAGTCCGGTCCTACAAGCGGTCTGTTCATATTATGAAAGATTAATAGATTATACTACTAAATATTTGAGTGTAACATTAGCAAATCATAAATCTTTACCAAAATTTAAAGAACCATTAAAGATTGTTATCGCTGGCGGAACATCTTTAGCAAAGGGATATGTGGAGACATTCCATCAAAAATTAATTGACAACAATTTTCCTGTACCAATTAAAGAAGTTGTTCATGCTAATGATCCTCTTCATGCTGTGGCAAAAGGTTGCTTAATAGCTTCTCAGGTTTTATAATACTCTTAGAAGGAGTATTTATGATAATCCCAGATACAACTATTGCTGCTATATCTTATGATCCTACATGGCAGACTCAAGATCATATAAATTCTGTGTTTGAGTCTTTGAAAGGTAACTCAAAAAGAGATTGGTTTATTAATCATGCTTATCATTGTTTGCCATTAGTAATGGGTAATCAATATGGATTTGTATTAAAGTCTTTATATGATTTTGAAGTTATATGGGACGGTAATCAATTAGTAGAATCAGTTAAAGTAAATATTATAACCTCAGAAGATGAATATAACAAAACTAGAAATTTGCAATCAGTAAAACCTCATTTCGGGATGGGAACTTTTACAGTACAAACACCGTATCAGTTAAGAACTCCTCCAGGTGTTAATTTAATGACTATAAATCCACCAAATAGTTTTATTGATGGAATATATCATATGACAGGAGTGGTGGAAACAGATAATCTAAGAAGAGATTTTACATATAATCTTAGAGTTACTAGAGCAAATCATACTATTAGGATTAATAAAGGAGACTATATTGGTTGTTTTATTCCTTATCCACGACATTTTATAGACCAATATAATATATTAGATGCTACTACATTATTTGATCAAAAAGAGGTACAAACAGAAAGAGAGTGCGCTAAAGCATTTGGAGTAGAAAGATCAACAATTGACCAACAGAAAAAACACAGAAACGGGAAAAGATATTGGAGAGGAGTAGATATATATGATAACGAATTTCCTGATCATCAGACGAGCTTAGATAAATGAGAGTAGCATTATGTTACTCTGGATTAACCAGAAATTTTTGGGATTGTATTGAATCACATAGAATACATATATTTAATAGATTAAATCCTGATATTTTTATACATACATGGTCTAAAATAGGCTCTAATAAATCTCCGCATTGGTACACTGATAGATATAATTTTGAAGAACATACCAAAGAGATTATTGCTCAAGAAAATTTAAATGTAGATTTTATTATCAGGGAATATAAACCTAAAAAAATTGTTGTAGAGCATCCAAATATTGAATATTTTTATAATGCTTTTTTTTGTCAAGAAAATCCTAATTTTTTTAATAATGTAATGATGCATTATGGAATAAACTATGCTAATTCTTTAAAAACAGATTATGAGAGAATAAATAGTTTTAAATATGATCTTGTTATAAGATGTAGATTTGATTTATTTTTTGAAAACATTATTTTTGAAGGTGAATTTATAGATAGTTTAAAAAATGGAACAATATATTTGGCACCAAATGAGAACATGGATAGTCCATTCACTGAGCCTATGAAAAAAATATTAAATGATGTTGGAACTAAATATATGCCAAACGATCAATTTGCCTATGGAAGTTCTGAGGCTATGGATTATTATAGTTCAGTATATGGTGTATATGAAAAAGATTATAGTTTTTATAACAAACATCCCGAAGGTATTTTAACTCAACATTTATGGACTAAAAATATTAGTCAATTTAATAATATACAAATTAATTCGTCAATTAAAATGAGAATTCAGTCTCGTTACTGGAGATAAAATGTTAAAATATGAACAACTAATCGAAACTTCTAGAGGTTTAGATTTACATTTTCATTTAATACCAGTTAACAATACTGATGTATCTGATTCTTTGAGGATGTCTCATAAGATGTATCCATGGTCATTAAGATATCCTGAAGCTGAAATAGTATATAATTTGTTAGTTAGTAATAATCTGAAAAATGGATATGAAATTGCTACTGGATTTGGAATATCAGCATTAGTTATAGCCCAAGCTTTAAGAATCACTAATGGAAAAATAGCTTCAATGGATGCTTATGTAGAAGAGTCTCTTGGTTATTGCAATTATAATCATACAACAGAAATAGTAAATACAAATAGTCCAGATGGTTTTAATTTAGCTAATAAAATGTTAATCGCATTAAATTTATCAGAATATGCTGAATTGCATATTGGATGGTCGCCTAAAGACACTAATAGTATTCTTCAGAAAACTCATGGTGATAATAAATTAGATTTTGCATTTATTGATGGTGGTCATACTCCAGAACAAGTGATACTAGATTTGCATGAAATTATGGACAGATTTAATAATAATGCATTGATTTTATTCCATGATTATGGTTGTGTTGGAGAAGATTCAAAAAAGTTTATGCAAAATATGGGGTTCCATAAGTTTATGAATTACCAAACCAAATTTGGATTAGTAGCACATGCTCGTGGTAGTATAGTATTATGATTAAACTGGTGATTTTTGATTTGGACGGTGTTTTAATAGATGCTAAACAAATTCACTATGAATGTCTTAACGACGCACTACCAGAACGATATAAAATAAATTGGCACGAACATTTGCAAAAATATGATGGACTTAAAACTAAAGAAAAACTATTCTTATTAAGTAAAGAAAAGGACTTGCCAATTAGTTTGCATGAACAAATATGGCTCAATAAGCAAAAAAATACACTAAATAAGTTACAAAATATAAAATTTAATACTAAGTTATGTAATATAATTAGGACGCTCGTAGAAAATAATTACTATATTGCTGTGTGCTCAAATTCTATTAGAAAAACTATCTTAACTGTTTTACATAATTTAGATATAATTCAATATATAGATTTAATAATAAGCAATGAGGATGTTAGAAATCCTAAACCACATCCAGAGATATACTGGAAAGCGATGTCTTCTTTTAATTTATTACCAAAAGAGACACTAATAATAGAAGATTCTCCACATGGTTTGCTTGCAGCTAAAAGATCTGGAGCTAATATATATAGGGTTAAGAATTCAGAAGATCTTATAAATACCGATCTTTTATCTATTATTAAAAAATATAATACTAGAAAAGAACATATGAAATGGCAAGATAAAAAACTTAATATTTTAATACCAATGGCTGGGGCTGGCAGTAGATTTGAACAGGCTGGATATACTTTTCCTAAGCCTCTTATAGATGTCTCTGGAAAACCAATGATACAATTAGTGGTGGAAAATTTATCTTTTGATAGTCCTCATACTTTTATTGTTCAAGAAAAACATCAAAAAGAGTATAATTTAAACTCATTGTTACCATTAATAGTTCCAAATAATAAAGTAAATATTATTGCTATAAATGGAATAACAGAAGGGGCTGCCTGTACCACATTATTAGCAAAAAATATTATAGATAATGATAATCCTTTAATTATAGCAAACTCTGACCAGTATGTGGATTGGAATAGTAATGAATTTATGTATAAAATGCAGGAACAGAATGCTGATGCTGGCATATTGACTTTTGAATCTACTCATCCAAAATGGTCATTTGTAAAATTAGATGACAATGGCTTTGTTGTCGAGGTTGCTGAAAAGAAACCTATCTCAAATATTGCAACTGTTGGAATATACTATTGGAAAAAAGGATCTGATTATGTTAAATATGCAGAAAGAATGATATCAAAAAATAAGAGACATAATAATGAATTTTATGTGTGTCCAGTTTTTAATGAAGCTATCGATGATGGGAAAAAAATTATGATTCATCATATAGATAAAATGTATGGGTTAGGAACACCAGAAGATTTGGAATATTTTTTAAAACAAAAACAACATGATATATATTTCTCATAGAGGAAATTTATTTGGAAAAGAACATGAAAAAGAAAATAGCATTTTAAATATAGAAAAATGTTTAGGTCTTAATTTTGATGTAGAGATAGATGTATGGTATATTAATAAATCTTTTTATCTTGGTCATGATTTTCCAAAATATAAAATTGAAGAAAAATATTTAACAAATCCAAACTTATGGTGTCATGCTAAAAATTTTGATGCTTTATTTTTTATGGCAAAAAATACTAATATTCATTGTTTTTGGCACGAAACAGACGCTTATACTATAACCTCGAAGGGTATTATTTGGGCATATCCTGGTAGTATACTAAATGAAAAGACTATTTGTGTATTACCAGAATCAAGAAACACATATTCGATAGAACAATTGAATAGTTGCTATGGTATTTGTAGTGATCATATTATTAAATATAAGGAACAAAAATGAATTTACCAATATGTTTTGAAAATAAAGTTATAAGAGAAAATGCGTCAAAAATTATTGATTATATCAATAGCCACAATAGTGATTTTGGACAACTTGGTTCTGATTATTGGCAAGGTCGCGTTGTTCATATTCCACAAATAAAAAATAGTGAAATAGTTGATATTATTAGAGAAGGTAAAAACTATATGTTAGAAGAATTTGTGAAATTATATAATATAACCGAACCACTATATGTCGATAGTTTACATCTTGTTAGATGGACGGAAGGATATGAATTGCATCCTCATGCTGATGCTGAAGAACCTAGTGGAAAACAGCATCAATTCCACTGGAGAAATTTTGGTACAGTAACATTTTTAAATGAAGATTTTGTTGGGGGAGTTCTATACTATCCAAATAAAAATAATTTGCAAGTTCCATCAAAAATAGGATATTCTGCTATTCATGATGGAACAATGAACTGTTTACATGGAGTAACTAAAGTTACTAAAGGGGTAAGATATACAATAGCATCATTTTTAACATTTGATAAAAACCACTCATATGATATTTAGTATTCTATCAAGATCTGGAAAATGGAACTCTGTTAGAAAAATTCACTTAAACTCTGAACCTCATTGTCAAGCTTGTGGAAACTACAAAAATTTACAAGTTCATCATATAATTCCAGTTAGTATTGATAAAGATAAAGAACTAGATCCCGAAAATTTGATTACACTTTGTAAAACTTGTCAT